ATCATTAAAGTTAGTGATTATATCAATTGATTTACCTTTATTTTCCTCACTTATATAATATTGTTTTAAAAAATCAACAAATAGAGGATTATCTTCGGCTACGAAAGATGGAACTTGACTTCTGACAAGTTTATTGATTTGAATCTTTTTAGCTGCGGTGTCTATACCCATTATTGATTAGTTTAGTAACTAGAAGAGGATGATGATGAACGAGATGAATATGATGAACCTGTAGTGGTTGATGACGAAGATGTAGTGCCTGGAGTGCTTGTTATAGCCTGACTATCAGATGAATGAGTGCTTCCTGTCATTCTTGAACCATCACTCATTGTGTGATATGCTCCATAGTAAGCTTGACCGTTTACATATCCAACAAGACTAGTTGTTGAACCAGAATCAGTTACGATATCACCACGAACTTTAGAACCATTTGTGAAACTGGATGTAGAAACATAGTTAGCACCAGATGTATCTGCACCAGTGGATATGATATCTTCTACTACACTTATTTTACTATCTGCGATAGATAATTGTAAATAAAGATCTTTTAATCCAATAATATCGTTTGAATCTGGAATTGCTTCAATTTCAACAACGTTATCTGTTTTAATAGTTGAAAGTATGCGTATTGTATCTATAAGGATTTCACCAATATCATATTTGACTGTTCCAGCGTTATTATTAACTATTTCAACAGCTCCTGTGTTACTTAATCGGAAAATAATCAATCTACCAGTTTTTTCATCAACATAAGTGTCTGTAAAGTAACAAACACCACGAATTCCGTCCACAACAAATCCTGTAGACTTTATATTGTAACCTTTGTTGCGATTATGGAATTTATTACCATAACACAATTCATATTGAGCAAAATTAGCTGTATCAACGTCTAAATTACGTCTAATGATAACTTTTGTGATATTTGAAGTTACTGCAGAACTACTATCATCAATTATTTTCAAAATTTTACTATATTTGAATCTACTACCGAAAGAATTCAAATCTGATGAATTTGCATACGTTTCAAGTGAATTTCTAATCGTAGTTTTTAAATTATCAACACTCTTTACAGCATTTGTGTTATAATAGACGTTTGTGTCAATTTCAACATACAAATATTTTAAATCTACAAATTCTTGACGAATTCCAGCTACAGAATAGCTTTTTAACTTATCCAAAAGTTGTCTTTTGTCAAAATCCGAGATAAATCGACCATTTTTGGGTTTTATTGATAAAAATACCTTTCCAAACTGAGGTGGACTTGCATCTTCACCTCCATAAGCGGTTACACTCTCTGCATTTGGGAAAATTGTCGGAATTATCGCTTCATAATCATTAGCTGTGACTGCTCGATGTTGTGCCGAGTAAACTCTGGTCGATAAATTACGAATTGTGTCGATACTTTCGACTTCGGCACCATTTGAAGATCTTTGATTTGTGATTACATCAGAAATTCCGCTTGTAATCAGTCCTCCATCGTTATCAACGAGTTTTCCAGCGAAAGAAAAGTTAGAAACTCCATTTCCACCCGCTCCACTGGTTACAATATATGTGGAATTGATGACATTTCCATTACTAAGTCGTTTTCCAAGCACTCCATCACCAAAAAGTAGCTCATATTTCTCATCTTGTATCTCTTGTATCAAAAATGTCTCAGAATGAGTGCTGATTCCAACAATATTATCAATTTGTGAGTAAGTTTTCCTTGAAGATGACGTTAAAGTGTCTCTAACTTGCACTTTTAACGTTGAAGTGTCGACATATGGGTTAGGAAGTATGTATTTTTGGTTGGGTTGAGACGTATCAACAACAAATTCGTTGGTTACAAACGTTCCTTGTTTGATATCTATGTTAAATTCTGCAAATCCATCAGTTACAGGTGATGTAATGTCCTCTGGAGTACAAAAAGTATAGTTTGTATTCGCAAAATCACCTAATGCAACGAGTCCAGCCTTCAAAGTTACGCTAGATTTTGTGGTTCCAGACCCTAAATCGACTGTAAAACTCACATTTGCGGTTGAAGCTCGTCTTGAAGAGGGTATATAACCTACATTTCTTGCTAATGCAACCACATTTTCACGTAAAGTTGCACTATCAATGAACGATTCGTTAGCAACCATGTTGGTATTATAGGCTGTAACGTAGGTATTGTATGCTAAAGTGTCTATTAATATGGATAAATTGGATCCTTCAAAGTCAAAATCAGTAAAATTAGAGTTGGCACGCAGATATTCACGCAAAGAAACCTTAATTTCTTCAAAATCGAGATTCGTATATTGTGTAAATGCCATTATACTCTAGTTGGTTGAAGGATAAATGTTATTTCTTGGGGAGTTGCCTCTTGGCCGATGATATCATAAACTACTGTGACTTCTAAATCGTTCGTATCATTCGGATGATTGATAATTACGTCAGTTAAATTGACTCTCGGTTCAAAATTGAGTATTGAATTTTCAATTTGTGACTTTAATGTAGCCCTAATTGTATTATCTGGTATTTCAAATAGACTTTCTTTAACATGAGAACCAATCAGAGGATTAAAAAACCTCTCTTCATTCACTGTTTCAACTAAATTGCGAACAGATCTCTTAATTGCATCCTCATTTCTAAGTGCAAGTATATCATTTGTTACAGGATGTCTCTTAAAAGATAAAGAAATATCCTTAAATGCTTTAGATTGTCGTTGTCTTATGACTGGCATCTACTTTTTGATGCAATTTACTCAATATATTTATACTACTTTATAAAATGTATATTTTAAGACAAGCTCTTCAATCGGATTTATGTCTTTAATTGTGCGAATATAGTACTTATTACCTACCAAATACTTCTCACAGTTTGGATTCTCACTGTGATTTATGAATCCACCAAGTGGAGTGCGATATATTTCTTCATCAACTACAATATGCGACATACCAAGCTCAGTACCCGATGATATTTCATGCATCGTAAAGATACCTTGACCAGCTATAGGACTATTCATTACATAGAGTCCCTTTGGAAGTGCTTGATATGGCGCCGTCTTTGTCATCTCCCTTGGCCTCGATAACGTTTTCGTGCTTTATTTCGAGAAGTTGCGCTGAACTTCGAGTGTTTTCCGAGTCCTTGCCGAGTTTTTTTGGGTCTTGTCTCTACAAACCCACTACCCATCAGTGATTGCTTCATTTTCGCCATTGTTTAACTCCATTGTAATTGTACTTGGGTCTGGTTGACCTGTATTATAATAAGCCTCAGAGAGGTCTTCAATAATTTCCATTGCATCTTCCATACTTCCGTTTGAAAGAACGAGTCGTCCTTTGACTCTTACATCATATGACTCTGGTTTTTTCATGTCCTACACGTATAAGAGGATCACACCATATCTCATATCCTTTCTTCTTTGCATCTAAACAGAAACTGACATCCTCACCACACATATCCTGTACCTCACCAGACTCAAAGACTTGCATCTGAGGTGCAAACCAAGGATACTCTAGATTCTCAAACACACCCTTTTTAATTGACACCCATCCAAAACCTGTATAGTCACATGTAAAAGGCTTTCTTCTCTTACTCATTGACTCTACTGTCTCATGATTCATCACACCTTTATTGGCTTTGAAGTCTTCTTCTTCCAACCAGTGTGCAATGGATGTAGTAGTGCCATCTTCAGTAGCATACCAACCAGCTGCAATATCCTTCTCCATACCTAACTGCATAAGTCTAAAGAAACTTTCTGTATTAAAAACTATATCATTGTCTATCCATAACTGATAGTCATACTCTAATTTACCATCCCAAGGCTTCTGTTCCTTACCACGTAGTACATTTGCACCAAGACACTTGCATCTTGCAAAGTTTACCATACTACTGTAGTCTTGTGATATCTGTATTGCACCTCCACAACCTACTATATCAAAACAAAGTTGTACGAAGTTCTTTAGGAATGTATAACTACAACCTCTACCAGGCATACAAAATACTATTTTCTTTCCCTGTAAATGCTGTTTGACTTTTTCGATATCGAAATCATCTTTGGGTGCAACTGCTGGTTTAGCTGCCTTTACTTTAAATCCTTTCGCCATGTAATATTCAAAGGTGTAATATAATCATACCATTTATATAGGTGCTTGTCAATAAGACCTGTGGTGGGTATTTTGGCCACCGAAATTTTTTTGAGTATCTTCTGGCACAAACTCAAAAATCAGTAGAAGTAATAAAAAACCGAAACCAAGAAAGAATCTCAGTATCTTCATGGGGGATCTTATTAACCACCCTGCGAATACCACTTTCCAAAAT